GATGGCAAATATTAAAAGAATATGATTTTAATTTCCCCCAATTAAATTTTAACCCACGACAATGGAAAAACTATTTAGCCACTAGATATGACAAATCAAGAGGAAAGAAAAAAAGAGAGTATGTTCACATTTCATAACATTACTAGAGATAAATTTTGTAATTACATAAATGAAAGCAAAGAGGACAAATTTGCTAAAACTTTTAAAAGCAAAGCTGATTATCAAAATCAATGGTCATGGTGTGTAGGTGCATTTCAAAAAACATATACTACTGGTTTGTTGGGTGCAATTATAACTACACATAGCAAAAGAGAACCTAAAGTCGCTAATTTACAATTATTGCACACATTTTATAAACACAGAAATATGGGTGTTGCTAAACATTTAGTTTTGCATTCTATTGCAAGAGCCATGCTTGACCAATGTATGTATTTTAGAGTTTCGGCAGAGCCAGAAGCGATTGGGTTTTATAGAAATATTGGTTTTAAAATGTTAGGAGAACAAAAATCAGGTTGCCAACTTTCTATGTTTAGAATTGAAACTGCCAACCCAAGCGATGGTATATATGATTTAAAAGATAAAGTAATCTACAATAGTGTTTACAAAAAAGGTAAAGGTGGATGTGTTAAGGTGTTTGATGGATTATAGGCAACTACAAAATAGACAAGCAGGATTTATAAAATGGTATTATTGGTCTTTAAAATATAAAGACTGTGACCCACCCATTTGGATGTTAAATTATCTATTTGATAGATTTGAACATAATCTTGAGCAAAAATATTGGATTGCATGGATATATGGAACAACATATCATTTGCCAACTGCATGGATAATTTGGAATGAGTTTCCTGATTATGAATTAGTAGATTATAAAAGATTAAAAGATTGGAATGATAATAACTACACAAGGTTAAGATACCAAACTGATACAAAATACAACAAGGGATATTTGCCACAACAATTTGCAAGTTACAAAAAATGGATTGACCATAATAACGAAAGTAAAACACAAAGAGATAAGTTTGATAAATATAAAAAAGTAAATAATTTTAATTATTTATGGGAATCAATTATACAAAATCTATACAAATTTGGTAGGTATTCAACATGGTTTTACATGCAAACTTTAAAACAATGTGTGGGTGTAAATTTAGTTCCAAAAACATTAAAGTTAGAAGATGTAAGTGGCAGTAAATCTCATAGAAATGGCTTATGTTTAGCTCTTGGTAAAGACGATTGGGTTAATAAAAAATTAAATAATGACCAACTAGCTTATCTTAATTTTAATGCAGAAAATATAAATGAAACAGTCAGTTACAATTTTAATGAAAACATATACACAGATATGTATAATTTAGAAACTTGTTTATGTAGTTACAAAAAATTATTTAGAGAAAAAGATGGCAGATATCTTGGTTATTATTTAGACAGACAAGCTGAAGAAATTAAAAAAGTAGAGCAAGATGGGTGGTTTGGTATTGATTGGCAAGTGTTTTGGGATGGCAGAAAAGAACTATTAGATAAAAATTTACATTCTAGTGAAACCATACATAAGGATTATTTTAGCAATTTTTTAACAACAGGAACTTTTTTAAGGGAAGAATGTCCAATATAATAGCAATAGGTGGCGAACCAGCAGTTGGCAAAACAACTTTGATAAGAAAGTTTTTTTCAAATTATTCACCATGGTTGCAATTTAAATACAAAAAATTATATGGTCATTTTAATAAAGAATTACATTTAGTTATATTAGGAGTGTATACAACAACAGAAGTTTTTTCAGGAACTGATAGATTATCAATGTCTGTGCAACCTGATTTTGAAGAATTTATTGACAAAAATAAACCAAATTATAATATTTTATTTGAAGGTGATAGATTATTTAATTTAAAAAGTATAAAAAAAGCAGAAAGTTGCATGGATTTAAAAGTTTATATTTTAGAAAGTGATTTGATTGATAGTAGACACAAAGACAGAAATGACAATCAATCTGAAAAGTTTATTAAAGGCAGAAGAACTAAAGTAAAAAATATAAAAGAATATTTAAAAGAAAACTTTACAGTCTTAAAAAATAACACAGAAAACGATTTAAATAAAAATTATAATGTATTATGTAATGATTTAATAGGAGGATAAATGACATATTATAAAGAATCAAGACACAAATTATGTTCAGTCACATATCATTGGGAGAATGAAAAACCAATTATAACTTTTCATAAAAATTTTAATGATTATGATGATTTACAAAAATTAGATGCTTTAGCTGATGTGTTGAAAGAATTAGAAATAAAATATAATGAAGTGTTAAGTAGAAATAAAAGTTTAGTTATAGAAAGTCTAGGTCATTACATTGATGAAGAAGAAGAAACAAAACATTAAAAAAACTGGCAGACCTCTTATTGTTATTGATGAAGAAATATGTAAGAGAGCAGAGGGATATGCTGCTCAAGGTCTAACCATGAATCAAATTGCTCAAGTGCTTGGCATAAGCCAAACAACTTTGTATGATAAACAAAGCAAGTTTTCGGAGTTTTCGGAAGCTATAAAAAGAGGAAAAAATAAAGGTATAGCTACAATCACTAATGCTCTTTTTAGAAAAGCAAGTGATGGTGATAATACTGCTATGATATTTTATTTAAAAAATCAAGCAGGGTGGCAAGATAAGATAGAAAAAGAAACTATAGTAGAGCAAAGGCATATATTAGATTTAACAAGGATAAATAATAATGACCTCAATGTTATTGAAAGAGCACTTGAATCTGCACTCATTGAACATGGTGAGAGCAGAAAAGATGAAAAGGTCGCTGAAAGAGTTTACAAAAAATAGTTGGCAATCAATAGAACCTGCCAGAGAGTTTTATGATAATTGGCATATAGATGCTATTAGTGAACATTTACAAGCAGTTGTAGAAGGAGATATACAAAGACTTATTATAAATGTGCCACCAAGACATATGAAATCAATATCGGTAGCAGTTGCTCTCCCAGCATGGACTTGGACAATACAACCTAATAAAAGATTTCTATATGCAAGTTATGCAGGGTCTTTATCTATAAGAGATAGTGTAAAGTGCAGGAGATTAATAGATAGCAGGTGGTATCAACAATATTTCGGAGATATGTTTAATCTTACTACTGACCAGAACCAAAAACAAAGATTTGAAAACGATAAAAATGGGCAACGAATAGCAACATCTGTTGATGGTGCATTAACTGGTGAAGGTGGTGATATTATTGTTATAGATGACCCACACAATGTTAGGGAAGCTGAATCATCAAAAGTTAGAGAAGGTGTGCTTGAATGGTGGGATCAAGCTATGCAAACAAGATTAAATGACCCAAAGACAGGTGCTTTTATAATTATAATGCAACGAGTGCATGAATACGATTTAACAGGACATATATTGGCTAATGAATTTTCGGAATGGAATCATTTGTGTTTACCTGCAAGATATGAAAAAAACCACCCCACACCAACAAGGTCAAATTTAGGATTTGTAGACCCAAGAAAAGAAGAAGGTGAACTGCTGTGGGAATCAAGAGTAGATAAAAAAACACTTAATACATTAGAAAAAAGTTTAGGCTCTTATGCAAGTGCAGGTCAGTTACAACAAAGACCTATGCCTAAAGGTGGCGGAATATTAAAAGCAGAATGGTGGCAAGAATGGTCAGAAAAAGAATTACCTGATATAGAATATATTGTGCAATCTTACGACACAGCATTTAGTGTAAAAGAAACAAGCAGTTATAGTGCAAGAACAACATGGGGAATATTTAAACATAATGGGCAAATAAATGCTATGGTCATTGAGATGTGGTATGACAAAGTTACATATCCTGAGTTAAGAAAACTTGCACAAGAAGCATTTGAAGATTGGCAACCTGATGCTGTTTTAATTGAAAAGAAAGCAAGTGGTCAAAGTCTATTACAAGATTTAAGGATGGCAGGTGTTCCTGTTATAGCATATAACCCTGATAGAGATAAAATAGCAAGGGCACATGCTAGTAGTGCTTTATTAGAAGATGGTAGGATTTATTATCCTAAAGGTAAAAAATGGGCAA